TTCTGGAGTAGTTTTAAGCGTAGGTGCAGGAAAAACTAAGTTAGGACTTATGTACTTAAACAAAGTAGGTGGAAAAACGCTTATATTAGTTCCTAAGCTAGACATTATTAAATCATGGCAAGACGATGCCATTAAGTTTAATTATGAACACGTAATGGAAAATGTAACTTTCTCCACCTATCTTTCTTTGAAGAAACACGACTTACCTCAGTTTCAAAACATTGTAATGGACGAAGCTCATAACTTACTATTACATCAAGACAAACACTTGCATCAGTACTTAGGGAATATTTTAGGCTTAACAGGTACTCCACCAAGACAAGAAGACAAAAAGATAATGATGAATAAATATTATCCTATTCGTTATACTTTTAAAATGGATGAAGGTGTAGAAGCAGGTATGCTTAATGATTATAGAATTTATGTTCATAAACTAGACCTATCTACTATTAAGAATATTGCTGTTAAGAACTTTATGGTAAGCGAAAGATCCAATTACGAATATGCAAGTAAACGCATTCTAATGGCTTCTACTGATAAGTCTAGAATGTTTGCTCACATTAATAGAGTAAATGTCTTAAAACAATGTAAAACTAAAGAAAGATACACCTTACAACTACTTAAGCAGATTCCTGATGATGAAAAATGCATAGTTTTTGCTAACACTATTGAACAAGCAGAAAAATTATGTAGTTATTCTCACCATTCTCAAATGGATGGAGACTATTTACACGCATTTAAAAAAGGTTTGATCACAAGATTATCTTGTGTTGAACAGTTGAGTGAGGGTATTAATATTAGTGCCTTAAAACACGCTATTGTCCTTCATACTTTTTCAGCTAGTTCTCCAAAAGCTAGGCAGAAACTAGGTCGTATGATGAGATTACCAACAGACGAAACTTCTCACATACACATTCTTTGCTATAGAGATACTGTAGATGAAACGTGGGTAGAAGATGTATTGAAAGATTTTGAAGAATCTAAAATAAATTATGTATAAAAAACCATATAAACCTATAGGGTATTATTACGAAGAAGATCCTTATGCTCCTAAACAATGCGAAGTATGCGGAAAATTTCTCAGTAAGAAAAACCCTATATGTTTTTCATGTCCTATGGACGAATTTAGACCTAAAGAAGAAAACGATGACACAAACAAAACAACTATTGAAAGACTTTGATGCCTTATTGGAGGCAGATTTTGCTAGAGCACAACAAGATTTAGCAGAATTTAAAAAAGAAGCAGAAGACTTTGCACAATTTAATGATTTGCAAAACGAAGAAAAAGACGCTATATTTGTAGATAGCTATGAGTATCTTAACTTACAATTAGATGAATCAGCTAGCTAGTCTTCAAGGAAAGATGACTGTTGATTTCATTGATTATTGTAATGTTAAAAATATTAATTTAGTAAAATGGTACAGATGGCAGCTTCACATTATTTGGGAGCAAAGAAAAATTCATAGAAAAATGCAATCAATATGTACAGAGTAAATTATTCAGCAGGCAAAGGAGAAACCAAAGTATTAATGATTTCTCAAAAACAAAACAATCATTGGATTGAAATTCAAGACAATGAAGTATTTAAAGCAATCGAACTTAAACATTTTAAATTAACTCACTTTAACGAAGACTCACCTAAAGTGGGTTATGGAGAGTTTTTTCTAACAAATCAATTTAATTTTATCACAGGAAGATTTGAATTTCCTGACTTAATTTAACCACCATGAGTATAGACAATTTTGACCTAGGGAAACTTACCCCTGAACAATTAGAACAAAGTGCTAAGTTTCAAGCTAAAAAGTTCTACGATGAATCAAAAGAAACTTTAAGTAAACATTTAGACGAACCTTCTGAGGCCTTAATTAAAGAAATAGCACTTCTTATTTCTAAACCTTTAAACGTAATCAGTACTCTTCCTAAAGAAGCTATTGATTCTAATCCTGTATTTGGACAGATTGCTAAGTTTTGGGACTTAGTCAACATGTTTATCTTATCTAAAAGCTTTAAGTAATGAAAATTGAACAACAAAAAATTCTTGTTGAAGGAGACTCTTACGAATTAATCAGAAAAAGAGACCAACTTATCCTAAAAGGAAGTAGAGTAAAATATGTTGAATGGAATGAAGATGGAACTTTTAAAGAAGCTCACTTAGAACCTTTGGTAGGACGTAGTGTAATTGTAAATCCTCAGTATTTAAATTATACTTGGTTAACTACTCCCATTACAGAGATCATAGAAGAGTCTGAAGAAGGAACTTATCTCAAGTTCAAAACAGAAAACTCTGATTACGAACTGTTCAAAACAAATTAAACTTAATTAAAATTAACACATAAGGAGCTCAAAAGGCTCCTTTTTTATTTTAAAATTATGACAACACAAATTCAACTAAACCTAGAAGATAAAAAAAAAGCCCTTATTTGCGAGGAAACCCCTAAACAAGGTAAACAAATTATTGTTACTGAAAAAACACTAAAACCAAAGAAGGCAGTTAAGCCTAAGAAATTTATTCTTAATCCTAAATTTAAAATATTACTTGAAAGCGTACTAAATAACAAAGGAGAAGAAGTAGGAAAGATTGCAAATGCTTTTTTAAATAAAGAGTTTGTAGGAGTAGACGGAATTAATTATATTGGCATTAGCGAAGAAGATGATACTAAAATCTCTTACTTAGATGAAGCTCGTATTCTTAAATTTGAAAAAGTTAAAGAACCTTACTATGAAATTCATCCTAAACTAGAAATACAAGCAACTATCAACACTGTTCGTAAGATTTATTGGGATTCAGAACCTGAAATTCTAAATGATGTAGTAATTGATCAAATTATTACGGGTAAAGATGCTCGTATTAAACTACAAGGTCTAAGCAGTTTTACTAAACTAGAGCACTTAAAAGTTACTCTTGATAGTAATTCATTGTTTATTTCCGAGTTAAACAATACTGACTTTTTTTCTGTTTTTGATTTATTAGTGGATCTGCCTGATAACACTGAAATTGTTCTTAATACCAATGAAGGTATTCCTGATATTAAAGGTATAGTTACTAATAAAAAGCTAACTATTAACAATCCTAATAATCAAACTACTATCTCTAACTTAAAGGTAAAGTTAACTAAGAAGTTATTTCCTAAAGTATGGCAAGGTAAAGTGAGATATCACAGTACTGTAGGTAAGTTGATTCGCAAAATCTTTGGTCAAGAATTTACTGACAAAGAAATAAGCGACTTTACTGATGCCTATAGAGAGTTTACTATGATTGGTATTCCAGGTTATTCTTATGCAGAAGTAACAGGAGAAAAGATTAGAGATAACTATCATCATGTTAATTATGTTAATGACAGTGGTACTTTAGGTAGAAGTTGTATGCGACAAACAGAAAAGCAAAGTTACTTTAAAATTTACGAAGACTCCGACGGTTGTAGATTGGCAACTCTTTATTTTCATAAGAAAGTAGCTGCTAGATGTTTGTTGTGGACTAACGAAAATGGAACATTCAGAGACAGAATTTATTATGTTGATGAGACTTCTAATGCTATTCTTAAGAACATAACTAACAAGTATCCAGACCTTTACAACGATTCTAGTCTTAGAAAGAATGTATTTCCAGTAGATGAAAGTCTAGTAAGATCTTTACAAAAAGGTCCTTATATGGATTCTTTGTGTTATTATGACTTTAATATTTCAGGTCTAACAGGAGTTTGTCCTGACAATAAGTATTGGAAGTTTCAAGATCAATACGGTAACATCTATAAGAAAGACAAAGAGTGTTGTCCTCATTGTGGAAGTGGTGATGGAGACTTACTAGATACTTATTATGATGAAACAGGTTGTTATGGCTGTGTGGTAGACACTAGTAGAGGTAGAATGTTCCGTGATGACGATGATGTAGTTTATTGTGATTATGGTTCATGGACTCATGCTCATATAGACGATACTATAACATTGTTTAATGATGACTATGTTCATGAATCTTCTTATCACATAGAGCAGTATGAGAATGATAATGGATATTTTCTTTCTAATGTTCATGACTATTTTGAAGAAGATGGACGTTATTATCATCCAAATGACGAAGAAAGACCTTCTCTAATACAAGCTAGACTAGAAGAACAAACCCCTGACGTACTTGAATCAGTTGAAGAAGAAGACGATGCGTTTTAATTAAAATTTAAAAAAAAGAAAAAAATAAAAAATATGAAAAACTATAACAACTATAAAAAAACATTCTCAGAATTGCCTGAGGTAGAATATGCTATTGAACCTGATTGGGAATTAGTACTTAACATTTTAAAAGTAAGAAGACACTCTCACAGTGAAGCTCAAGACATATTCGTAACTAGTCTTCAAGATTTCTTCAATTCAAAAGGTGCAATAACGTCTAGAGATGGTTATGGTAATCTTTACGTAATTAAAGGAGAAGCAACTCAGTATCGTTGTTTAGTAGCCCATACAGACATTAATCAAGCCCATAGAGACAATGTTAGAGTCTATATGAATAAAGACTGGATTTTTGGTTTTGATATGGAAGAAGGTTGTCAATGTGGTATAGGTGCTGATGATGGTATTGGTATCTCTTTGGCTATAGAAATGTTTAATCGCTTTGATGCGATCAAGCTATTCTTTCCTAAGGACGAAGAATCTGGGATGGAAGGTTCAAGAGTTGCAGATAAAAGCTTTTTCTCAGATTGTACTATGATTTTGCAAGGTGACAGACGTTCTTTCACTAATGACTTGGTTACTTTTACAAACGGAATAGAAACTTGTTCTCAAGAGTTTGTTGATGCAGCTTCTGAAATTTCTTTTAAATACGGCTATGCTAAGGCTAATGGTATCGCAACCGACGTCGGGGAATTGAAAAGGTCTCCTTTGGTTAATTGTATTGCATGTAATGTGAGTATTGGCTACGTTAAGGAACACACTGATAATGAGGTGATTAGCAAGAAACATTATCAAAATGCAGTTAATTACGTTTATGACTTACTGGTAGGACTAGGAGGAGTAAAGTGGGAACATACATATGTTGCTCCAGTTTACAAAACTCCAGTACCTACATCTGCCAGGCAAATCGACATCTGGGAAGACGACATCTACGATGGTTATTACTCATCGAGGTACGGGCAATCGTATTGGGAAAATACGTCAAAAGACTCGTACCCAAAAGAAGCGAAGTCTACTGAATTGTCTTCGAAACATAGTTCTTTCAATGTTCCTATAGCAACTGATACTAACGTAGAAGAAGAAGTAGACTATGATGCAGCTGATGAGTGGTATATGGAAATGTATCCTCAGTATATTGAAACAGAAAAGCGACTAGAACTAAGACATTATAAATGTGATGAGGTTTATATAAGTTCTGCTCTTCCTAATCAAAAAACAATAGATGATATGTTATTAGATGGAGTTTGTCCTTGTTGTAGAAATGAAATTCGTCCTGACAACTTCTTACTAATTAATACTTCTTGTGACGATTGTTTTTCTATGTTCAATATACCTCCTGAAGATTATGATGCTATGTATGGAGAAGGAGAAAGATTTGGAGTTATTTAACATTATTTTAATTAATTCTATTTGCAAAATAGAGGGAAACTTAGTAAATTTGTTTCCCTCTAAAATTTATTACGCTTATTTACTAGAAATATAAAAATATGAAAAAAACATTTTATGAAGTACTATGGTCAATCTGCCAACAAGAAGGTCTCCTTCAACAATGGATTGATCAAGGATACTTAAGACACAGTCAATCCAGTTATATGTGGACAGACAAAATTAAAGATTTACTAGGGCCTACAACAGTTATAGGCAGATTACAAACAGCTGTAATACCTCCTATCGAAGAAAAGAAAGTACCTTTTTCATTAGAACCTAATCAACTAAGAGAATTTATTGATAAGTTTAGTAAGCAAAATATTGGATTAGCAGGTAAGACTACTGAAAAAAATAATGTACTAAGAAAATTACTTAAATTCTTCAAAGAATACCCTGAATACACTATGGCAGATGTCTTATTGGCTACTGATCTATATATTAATAATTTAAGAAAAACAGGCTCTTTACAATACATTAGAGAGTGTGGATATTTTGTTTATAAAAAAATAGATGGAGTAGATCAAAGCGATTTAGCTAAGTGGTGTGAAGAAGGTAAATCTGGAGGAACAAGCTATTCAAGCCATAGAGTACTTTAAATAAATAAGAATGAATAAATTTCAACACGTAATAAACCAAATAGAGCGTAATAGACGCATTAAAGCAGAAGGAGGTATAACTTCTATCCCTCCACCATTTAATCGCTTAGCGGAAGTTTATGGAGGTTTTACAAAAGGTTCTATTACTTGTCTAACTTCAAACTCAGGTACAGGTAAAACAAAGCTTTGTAAATATCTAACTGTTTTGAATGTTTATAAGCAAACTTTTGGAACTTCTATTAAAGCGAAAGTATTTTATTTTGCATTAGAGGAAAGTGAAACAGATTTTTGGTTATCATTTATTTCTTATTATTTATATGAAAAATACAAAATAACTGTTAGTGTTGTACAGTTAAAATCTGTAGGTAAATTTGTGATTGATAGTGCTTTAATGGCTAAAATTAGAGAAGCAGAAGAGTTTATAGGTCGCTTACAACAGATTGTAGAAGTTGTTGATTATGTACGCAACCCAACTGGAATTGCTAAGACTGTAAAAGCTTACTTTGAGAATCCTGAAATAGGCGAATACATCTATAAGGATATAGAAGATGGTCGTAAAATAATTACAGGCTACAAGTATAAAAACGAAGACAGATGGGTATTCTTTGTACTTGATCATATTAGTCTCCTCTCTAACGAATTATCTCCTGATACTAAATCTAGATTAACTTCTTATCAAACTTTTGACTTTATGATTAAAGACTATGTCTTGGAAATCTTTTCTAAGAGATTTAACATGGTCAACGTTATCGTACATCAACAGACACCTACATCAGAAAAACAAACATTTACTTCTAAGGGAGGACTAATTGAAGAAAAATTAGAACCTTCACTAGAAGAATTACACCTTAATAAGGGTGTACAGCAAGACTATCGTACTGTAATAGGATTATTTAATCCTTCAAGGTATGATATACCAACTCATAATGGGTATGACATATCTTTATTAAGTCAATCTTATAGATCGCTTAAGTTTCTCAAAGACCGTGATTTTGGACTTGAGAATTCTAGTATCGGACTATATTTTAATGGAGCTAATGGAGAATTTATGGAACTACCTACACCCCAGGAAATGCTCACTGGGAATCATTATGAGAGATTTAGAGCACTAAAATAAGAAAGGAACAAGCTTGAATAAAGAGAATTATGGACCAGGATTAATAAAAGTCCTAAAAGAAATGTGTACTAGAGTTGGAGCAGATTATGACTCTATAGATTTTAAAGAAGAGAAGTGGTTTTACAAACATACATGGACTAGAGAAGAAGAAATCGACTTTGAAAATTGGCTAACAACTAACAAAGATCCTGAAATCAATAGAGATTTAGGATTGTCTAAAGCTAAGTATTTCAGAGAAAGACAAGTACTAATGTTTACCCTTAATTATGGATGGAAACTAACAATTGAACAAGAAACAAATTAAAAAAAAGAAATATGTCAAGTAAATTAATCGCAATCGTAGGTCCTTCGGGAACTGGTAAATCAACGTCAATTAGGACGCTTAACCCTGATGAAACATTCATCATTAATGTAGCTCGTAAAGAACTTCCATTTAGGGGAGCAGACAAACTCTACACAGCAGAAAAAAAGAATTATTTCGAGGTAGACGACATCAAGCAAATTACTACTTTGTTACAACAAATCAGTACAGGTGCTCCACAAATCAAAAACATTGTAATGGATGATGCTATCTATTCTATGGCTTTTGGTATGGTAAAGAAAGCAACAGAGACAGGCTTTACAAAGTTTTCTCTATTAGCTCAAGATGTAA